GATTGTTGCAATTGCTGTGGACTCTGTTACGGTGATGGTCAATCAGTCGCCACATCGGCACTGAGCCACTGCCTCCATCGGGGAGCCATAAGACAGTGGCGGACTAGGCACTTCGCTATCGGGATGATGCGGAACCTAGCCACTTGCGTCAATGACTCGCATTATGCCAGTCATGTCTAGCGATGAATACCTACGGTATTTTTGAGGGACAAGGACGCTACGCTAACTCTGTAAACAGAGTCGTTCTGCGGTGCAAGTCTTTAGACTTGACGGCGCTTTACCCATAATCCTTTGGATTATGGCATAAGCCGTCCTCGTGCTAAGGTACACGGATAAGCGAACCTCCCCCGAAGGGGGGTTTGGGACTGTCCTTCAAGCCTTGTCGTGGTTTAGTACAAACAGCCTTTGGGCTGTTTGGGGAGTGCAATTCTCCACCACGAACCAATGACCTACGGTCATTGAATCCACCCACTATCATAAAAACTGGAGGTTTTTATGTCGTTCAAAGTTGAACATTCAGCCCAAGTCAGCAAGAACATTGCGTTACTTTTGGAAAAAGTAACCAATGTTGTAGCCCAAGAGACCAATATTCTCATTGAGAATATTGACCTTGTGCAGATTGACCCTACGGGTCTTGGCTTTGAGTTTCACCCCGATTACAACGAAGTTGTAACCGATGTGAATGTCTTTGCCGAAGGCAATGTTGTTGCAATCCTCATTAATGAGGATTATGACATGGTTGATTACGAAGTAATCGGCTATGACGGCGATGATTCTTCCGTAGGAAATCCTTACGGTGAAGAGGCATAAAGCCTCTTCTTTGTCCCTGCCACCCAAACCATAATTACTGGAGGTAATTACCATGGCATCCAAAAAACCAACCATCATTTCCGTTGATATTTCAACGGAACGAGTCACCTATCAGGAGTTCGGCTCTAGCCGAACCAAGACGGACCGTTTCGGCTTTATGCCGAAGAACGGAAAAATTGCTGCTTTGCAGTTTTGTGGCTACCGCTTTAGCGGTAAACCACCTGTGCATTTCACCGATGGTGAACTTGCAACAGCATGGAATGCTGTTAAGTCAAATCCCAAAGGGATTCCAACACCAACTCCGAAGGAGGAGCCAATGCCAACCCCACAGCCAAAGCCACAGCCCAATACTACCTCTGGTGGTATTGAGGGAATGCTCCGTGACATCGTTTTACAAACGATGGGCGAGTTTGTCCCTGAACCTGATGTCAATATGATTAATCATATTGTCGCCGATGCTCTTAATCCTTACAAGGATTCGTTCTCTCAGGTAACTGAAGTTGTGGAACAACTTTCACATAAGGTGGACACGCTCCGACCAAAGGTCACAGAAATTCACCTCCCCGAAGGGGAAGTTCGCAAGATTAAGGGCATCCAGCACTACACCTTTCCAAAGGTGTTGGCTAATGTCACCGAAGGTGTTCCGTCCTACCTTGTGGGTCCTGCTGGCACTGGTAAATCTACGATTGCCGAGAATGTTTCTCAAGCCTTAGGGCTTGATTTCTCTAGCCAGTCGGTATCTAGCCAAACCACTGTATCCAACCTTGTTGGATACATGGATGCCATGGGAAATTATGTCGGAACGGAGTTCCGTAATCGTTATGAGAAGGGAGGAGTATTCCTCCTTGACGAAGTGGACAACGGCAACCCCAATGTCCTCACTGTTTTAAACAGTGCTTTGTCAAACTCATTTATGAGTTTTCCTGACGGCATGGTTAAGCGTCATGAGAGTTTCACTCTCATTGCTACCGCTAATACCTTCGGTAACGGTGCTACTGCCGAATATGTTGGTCGTAATGCTTTGGATAAAGCATTCCTTAACCGTTTCGCTACGGTGGAAGTCGGTTACGACTTGGATGTGGAACAAGCAATGCTTGACAGTGTTGATATTGACCCAATGTTGGGAGCCAAGTGGCTCAACATTGTCCGAGTGGCTCGCAAGAACGCCGAAGAATTCGGCTTGAAAGTTGTGGTTTCGCCACGAGCCACAATGAACGGAGCAAAGTTGCTCCGCCACAAGGACATCTACACCATTAGCGATGTAGCCAAGGCTACATTCCTTAGCGGTGTCAAGGATGACCAAGCCGAGAAGTTGCTGACTGGTATCTCCCTCTAGGGAGATACCACCAGCGTCACCTAGTCCCTACTATAATTCTGGAGGAATTATGAAAATCCATAACATCGGAAAAGTGCGAATTGAAGAATTCAATTCGTTTGGAGAATATATCCGTCTTGCCAAAGGCAATACGGAACCCAAGTCGTCTAACGGCAACAGCGAAAAGTGGGCAGGAACTGCCACACTTCAGGATGCTTGCGACCTTGCTACTCATGGTTGGGACGAAGTTCGTCCCAAGGTGGATAATCTGCTTGCAGATTTGGAGCCACGACTTGCCGATGCTTTCGGTGAGTATTATGTGACTCGCCACGATGTGGCTGGTTCGTTTGTGGATGTCGGCGCTTTTGTGACTGGCGAACCTGAGTGTATGGTGGAGTTCGTTCCCGAACCTGATTCCCGAATGGGGCGAGTCATAAAGGTGGTAGTAGCAGGTACTGCTAGTGCTTTTGTGGACCCCGATGACATTCAACGCCGTGGCATTGCTGTCCTTGCTCTTGTGGATGTAATCCACAAAATGGGTTTGGGCATTGAGTTGTGGTGGGATTCCACCGTAACTGGCACTGGTGGTGATTACAGCACTGCTGTAAAGTTGCATGACTCTTCGGAGCCGTTGGACATCAATACCGTTATGTTCGCTTTGGCTCACCCCTCAATGCTCCGCCGCCTTCAATTCTCTGTTCAGGAACAGAGCATTAAGGCTAAGGCACAAGGTGTCGGTAGTGGTTATGGAACTCCAAGCCAACTTGGAATTCTTAAGCACACCAACTTTGATGTTGTAGTTGAGAAACTACAAGATGGTAGCGGTGACATTGTTGCTAACCCATTTGAATGGGTTGTCTCCACAGTCACTGGTCTTGGCTTAATTGAAAATTAAGAGGAAGGAAACAAAATGTCAGAGACATTATGTCCACGATGCAAATCGGCAATGCAACCCCCTAGGGTTGCCTTGTCCCGATTGACACGGGGGGAACAGGATGTTCCCCTTTATGTCTGTCCCGATTGTGGGATTGACGAAGCAATAGCACAATATCAAAACAACGGCGTAGCCGTTGATTGGCGAGAGGAGCCATTCTAATGATTCAGGAATCACCAACCTTTATGGGTTGGAACGCAAAACTTGGGGCTTGGGCTTTTAGCCCTAGCCCGATTAACGGAGCCGACAAAGTGTGGGACATTTCCAAATGGAAATGGGAGGACATTGAGAACTTTATGACTAAAGTTCCTGATAACTGCAAACTTGACTGGCTGGATGACATTCGTGTTCCAGTGGTGGACATGGACAACTACCTGAAAGGGGGCAACTAGTGAAAAACCTACGCATTTCTATCGGGTGGTTTTTGTTATCACTCGTTTCGTTGTCCCTGTTTTTAAAAGAATTGGAAGATTCTTTTAATACGGATTCAACTTTGATTTACAAAGCCGTCTTGACGGCGTTGTGTTTTTCGTGTATTGTTCCAGTGGTTGGGGCATCTCAAATGGTTATGGATTCTTGGAAAGAAAGTAGGAAATAGTAATGGATGTTTACGAAGTAAAATTTGTGAACCAAAGCCACGGTGTAACCGTGAAACAGCGTATCTCGGCACCGAATGGTAATGAGGCGTTGCGTCTTGTTGTGAAACAACAAAACGATTTTCTTGGGGTTGATTATGACCCTGAGGATGACCCTTATACCTTGGTAATTGTTACCAAGATTAAGGAGCCAACGGTAAAAACTTACACAGTAAATTTTTACTACACAATGGAAGTCGTAGCGGAAGATAGTGACGAAGCGGAAGAAATCGCTTGGGAACTCTTCTGTGAAGAGACAGAAGCAAGCAACTTTGCTTGCGAAGCAACATTAAAGGAGCAGAAATAATGGAAAAGATGATTGCAGGATTGCTACTGCCTTGTGGCAGTGGTGTTGTACCCGAACCTGTTCTAGTCAATGGACTAGACAGCCTGAACATGATGGTAGAAGGCACGATTGATGCCGTGACTACCACACTAGGAACAGACGGCGATGCCGTCATTGTTGGTTATATCAACGATGAGGGACTCATCTTGGGGTTGGAATTCAACTACATCGCTAGTGCTTTGTTTGGTCGTGAGATTGTCGGCAACTGTGTTGCCGTTTGGGGTCTTAACGAAAACGGAGTTTATGACGGTGAAAGTTATGACCTGCCTAGCGACATTGTTGATTTTATCAACAATCAGGTTATGCAAACTGTAGCCACAGGCTACGGCACAGCGTCCATTTTGGCTTGCTTTTGCGATGTTGCAATGGGCTTAGGTATTGCGAATGAAGATGATGTTGAATATCATTCCGAACAACTTATGTTGTCGGCACAGATTGGCAACATTGACGGAGACCATGATTCCCATATTGATTACTTTATCAATATGATTCACGATGTTCTTCTCCACAGTGAAACTGTAGAGAATGACATTGATGGAACCATTCGTGAATGGGGCGAAATGGTTATCGGACAACTTGAAACACGAAAGGCATAAAGGTGGCTAAGGCACAAACCAAAACGCCAGTAGCCAAGAAGGGTGGGAGCCGTAAGGCTCCCACCACACCTCCTTACTTTAAGGCTGGTATGTGGTGCTGTCCACGCTGTAAGAATCTCGTAGAGATTCCGATTAAAATGACGGCTAAGCCGTCTTGTTGTAACCACATTGGCGGAGCCATTGTGGAGATGGAAAGAATAGGAAAGTAATTATGGGTTTAAGCACTGATGGTGACAAATCATTAACCGAAATCGTTAATGATTTGCACGAAGAAATAGATGCACTGAGGGCAGAAATAAAATTTCTGCGTGCCAGTCGTGACAAGTGGAAGCAGATGGCGGAGTTTTTCGCTAACCGTATGGTTAAGAAACTAGGAGAATAATTATGTCTTTAGACAGAGAAAAAGATTCGGGTGATTGGGACGACAACCTAGACCCCGATGAACGCCGTGAACAGATGCGATGGTTGCATAACCGCAACCGCCGTTGGAACGAAGAAGCAGGAGATTATGATGACTGATGAACTTGGATGTGGCGTTACCACACATGATGCGGACTGTTTGTGTGATGTAATCATCAGACAACCATTGCCTCCGTTGGAAGAATGCCTGAAGGATGGTGTTCAGGATATGTGGATGGGTCGTGAGGTTTGTGATATGCGTGGTTATTCTGCGCCATGGACTGACGATTCCATCCTGAATTACCTTCAGGATTTGGAAAAGTTTTATGATGCTTTTCATTATCAGCAACCTAGCGGTGGTGTTGTGACTTCCATTGAGGAGATGGTTAAGTTTGACCATGATGGACTTCCTTTGTTTGCTCAGTGGTCTTGGATTCGTGACACGGTGCAGTATGCCATGGACAGGTTTGACAATAGTCTCCGAGAGGTCATAACAACTTTAAACATTGACCCTCAAAACCTGATGGACGCTTTAACCACAGGTAAAGCAGGTGATGGTTGGAACTATGAAACCATTGATTCTTTAGATAAATGTTTTATGGAAGGGAACCTTAACTTTGCCGACATCGGGCGAACAATGAACCTAGCAACAGGTACTGTTCGTGGGCTACATAAGTATTGGGTGAATCGCCGTGGTCGTTTAATTGGTTCCAACAATCCAGCCCGTGACCGTATGCATTGGTTGTGTCGGAACACAACCTTAACGCCAACAGAAATTGTGGACATCGTATATCAGGAACATGGTTTCCTATATGCTAAATCGTCTATCAGTAAATGTCGTAAGCGTATTATTACGCCCGACTATAAACACTAGTACTATTACTATTATGGCATGGACAGTTACCTATCTTGTCCGTGCTATGATAGTACTATTAACTAGGACAACCCTTGCCGAAAGGAAACGCAATGCGTTTTGAACAATCCACTAGCCGAGTATTCATTCGCCAATCATGGCTTAATGACCTTATTATCTGCCCTGAACGGTCCCGTTTTAAACTAGAGAAACCAGAGATGTCTGGCGCTAGTGACGCAACCATTATGGGTACAGCAGTTCATGCTGGAATTGAATCCTATTTGAAGGATGAAATTCCATTGGAACGAATTTCCACTGTAGCCATGCTTGCATGGAAAGAGTTGCTTGAACAACCATTTAAGACAACCAACCTCAATATGGCTGATGCTCCTGCACAAATCACAGGGATGACTGAAGCGTGGGTTACAAAGATTTCCCCTCATGTTCAAACAGGAGGAAATGTGGAACACCGATTCTCATTCCCTCTCAACATGACGGTTGGTGAATGGTCTGTATGGTGCGAAGGAACTATGGATTATGTTCAACCCGACGGTGTAATTTGGGACTGGAAAACAGCCTCCCGTCCTTATTATGGCAAAGAGAAACAATCTCAAGCCATCCAGCCGACAGTTTATGCTGCGGCTTTACATTATGAACGACAATTGGAGTATCCAATTGAATTCCGCTATGGGGTTATGGTTCGCCAAGAAACCCCTAAAGCACAAATTGTTTGTATCAACCGAACCGAAGCACATGAACGCTGGCTAATGCACACCATTAAACCAGCGTTAGTGACAGCGATTCGTATAGGTACAAATAACAGTTGGGTTATGAACGACACAACTGCTTTATGCTCGGACAAATGGTGTGACTATTGGTCACTCTGTAAAGGTGCGTTCCTTTCGCACTTTGATTTGTCCCTGCCAGTACAGGTAAACATTTCTTCAAAGGTTGACAAAAGTGAAACCAATGAGTGATACACTGTTTACCGTAAGCAACTCACAAGGAGAGTTACAATGCCAGTAAGTAAAGACCAATCCATCGTCATGCAGGTAGCGGCTAAAATCGCTTCCGAATTGACACCCAAGAGTGATGATGTGAATCACAACATCACAATGTTTGCAGATGCATACGATGCGGTTTGTGAGATTATTCTCACATCGCAGGGGCTGACAGCCTCCAGCAGTTCAGCCTCTGCACCAGTTCAGGCAACCACGCCTAACACCCCACAAGTTTCCGAAGAGGAAATGTTCAGCCAGTCCTTCCCTCAAGCAACCAGTGGCACATTCACTGTTCGCATTAAGGGAAAGCAACACGGTCCAATCCCTGAATGGCTTAATGAACAGTGCGCCATGAAGGGTGTGACCGAAGTGTGGGACAACCGTGATGGAATTGCACAGAATCCAAAGCGCCCTTGGTTCAAGTCCACTTCAACCAACGATGCTTTTTGGGCACCTCGTAAGTAACAACAAAGGAAACCAATGACAACTCCGAATTATGCGGAGCGTTGGGAAGCATTAGGGCGTGGGGAGATAATCCCCACGCCCGATGTGTCTAACGCATTAAAAACCGCCGAACGCAAACATTATAATCCACTAGCACACGCAGCAGATGACTTTATTCATTGGGCGCAAAATCCCAACGAACGCATCTACCTAGGCTTCCCTGACATTGACAACGAGATGCGTGGCATCGCCCCATCGGAGATGTGTCTTATTAACGGTTATAGCCATAGCGGTAAAACAATGTTTCTGCTACAGATTCTTCTGGCTAACAACGATAAACCTGTGGTTTATTTTTGCCCTGACGAACCACGCACATTGACACTCATTAAGTTGACCTGTCTGATGTACGGCATCCAAGCGGACATACTGGAATCTCAGGTAGCGAACAATGACCCTGATGCTATAAAACTTCTCAGGGACACAGCCAACGAGTCGTTCCCTAATCTTGCGGTCTTTGACCAAATGATGACTCTTAACGAAATGGAACAGGCTCTCGGTGAGATTAAGGATATGTGGGGCAAGCCAGCGTTGCTGGTGTTTGACTATTTGGAATTGCTTAACGGCGGAGGCGAAGATGTTCCATCTAAAGCCAACACGCTTAAAGCATTCGGTAAACGCCATAACATCCCACTGCTAGTGTTGCACCAGTCGTCACGCACCGCAGGTGCTGACGGCAAGAAGATGACCATCTCATCAGGTGCATACGGTGGTGAACAACAAGCAACCCATATTCTTGGTGTACGCCGTAAAAAGTTTGAGATTGAGTCCAGTATTCGTGACATTGAGGAACGCTTAGAAACATCTAAGAACACCGAGCGTTTGCTGGAACGACTAGATGCGTTGCGTTATGAACTACGCATCCACCAAAACACAGTTACAATTAACCTAGTTAAATGTAAGCGTCCAGCCTCTAAATTGTTGGACGACATTGACTTTGAAATTGAACATGGCACAGGTAGATTGACCCGTCTGCCGACAGGTCACTTCCCTGATAATATGCCATCACTGGCACAGGAAGATGAACAACTGTCCATTATGGACGATGATTGGATTTAGCATGGACAACATAACACAAGACTTCATCAGGCTTTTCCGTGGTAGAGGCGATGTTTACGGTGCAGAGGAAGGAGCGTGCGTTAAAGCACCACTAACACTAGATGTGTTCAACGAACATTTGTTCGGTGGCGAACCCATCGGTGTGTATCCCATGGTTCCCTATAATGGTGGCTGGTACACCGTATGGGGCTGTTCCGACATTGATGTGGAGGACCACGCAGGAGCGATGTCTATCCGTGACGCATTAAACGATGCAGGTGTTCACGCCTACATTGAGAAGTCACGAAGCAAAGGCTACCATGTGTGGGTATTCGCCTCCGAACCTGTCCCTGCCTCAGATATGCGCCGTATGCTGTTGGCTGCTCATCAGGTGGCTGACTATCCTGCAAGGGAAATCAACCCGAAGCAGGAAACATTAGCCAGCACAAAACAGTACGGCAATTATGTACGACTCCCATATCCAAACTGCCTAGATAAGACAACCAACCGCCGCCGTATAATCAATGATGACCAGACACCTCTGGACATCATTGACTTTATGACTATGGCAACAGCAAACGCAACAGACCCTGCAACCATTAAACGGCTTGCTGGCTACTATCAACCTCCCAAGGTTGCGACACATATCAACACCGATTATGTGCCTTGCGAATCACTTGCCGATGCCATGCGTAAACTAAGTGCGTTGGGCAAAGTTATATGGCGTGACGGACCACTAGAAGGTGGTGACCGTTCACGGACATTAACCAAGTTAGGACATGAATGTGTTCGCTGTGGTCTTAATCCGTCAGAAACCAAGGTCGTAGTCACAGACGCAGACCTGCGATGGGGTAAGTACCATTTGCGGTCAAACGGTGAACTAGAGATAGATAAACTGGTCTCTAGGGTTTATACCTAGAAAGGTCTATATGTATTATGGCTACGAAAAAGAAACCGCAACGACATTCAATAGTGATTGAAACACGACCAGTACCGAAGGGGCGACCTCGCCTTGGTCGGCGTGGTCGTGTGTTCACACCTGAAAAAACACTACAGGCAGAAGCACTAGTCAGGGGTTCATGGGACGGACCCGTATTTGAAGGTCCTGTTGCTGTAACCATAATGTTCTCAACGACAGAAATTCATATAACCGTTGAAGAAATGCTAGATGTATCTAGTTCTAAACTACGAGGAGATGTAGATAATTATGTTAAGACAGTTATGGATGGGCTTAATGGTGCTGCGTGGGCAGATGACAAGCAAGTTCACCACATTGAAGCGACAAAGAGTTAAACCATGGGTAAGTTTTCAGACTACGACATTCCGTCTAAGAAATTTAACTTCCATGACGACCTTAAATTTGGGCATAAAGGCGAGAAACTTGTTACCGACTTTATCTTTGCGATGGAAGCAGGGTCGTTTGAAGTAAAAACAGACCGCTACCGTAACGGCAAAATGGTTCTAGAAATAGAACATAACCCACGGAAACGCACCGATGAAAATGGCAAAGCCGTTTGGGAACCATCAGGATTAAGCGTCACTAAAGCAGCATGGTGGGTGTATGTTTATACGCTTGACGGAACGCAAGGAGCGTTCGTCATCGTATCCGTACCACGCATCAAACGCTACTTAGAAGTAAACAAGGACATCTTTAATCGTAAAACACTGAGCAAGTTTGCGTGGTCAAGTTCTAACCCTAGTAAGGGGTATCTACTTTTGCCAGACCAAGTAATGGACTTAATGACAAATCCAGCATATGATGAAGTATGACCCACCCAAACATTTAAGCGCCTCTTCCAGCGACATAGAAATCCTAATGATGCCATTCGCCTATATGGATGCATCAGAACTAGGACCACCATATGAAGCCATTGAAGCAGTGACACAAGCAATGTCCACTCTCAAAGAGGAAGAGCAGTGGATTCTGTATAGAATCTTCTATGACCGAACAACATATCAAGAACTAACCGACAACCTAGGAATAAAAGCAAAGAGCCAAGCATGGACGAAAACACAAACAGCACTGAAGAATCTAAAGAAGGAACTGGTGAAACACCCTTTGTTCCAACATCTCAAGGATTAAGCCTAGAGGAAACAGCCTGTATCCTATTGGCAGTAGTAACACTGCTAGACAAAGCAAACCCACAAGCAAAAGTCCATGAGCAAATCATTCTCATGGCGGAAGCAATCCATGAAGAAATCTACAAAAACCGACCTGACGATGTTGCGACAGATGCTGGAGCAACTTCATAAAGAAGCAAAACAAATGGGGCTTCCAATGGCACGGATAAATGACATCACCGACCTAGAGAAAACCATTGTAATGATTGAAAAAAGGAGAGTATAATGTCATACGAATTTGACAAATACATCAACAAACAATACAAAAAAATGGAAGAGTTTTTTCCACATAAAAACCCTAAGCCAATTAACGAATGGGAAGATATTGCCCACGAACTAGCGTGGGGAATTCAGTGTTTGGAAGAAGAACCAACACGCATCAAATCATGGAACCGCATCTTTAATATCCTGAAGCGATATGAGGAACTATGCAAGCGTCACCCCTAGAGGACATTCAACGGGCGCACCCTGACTGCATCCACTGTGGAACAGTGGAGCGTGCCTTGACTGTTTGGGACCAGCACACACATGATGTTTGTCCATGCGCTTGTCATGCTACACAGACAACTAAAGCACGCTTAGAGCGTGCGAAGCCAAGGAGAAAAAAGCGATGAATTTTATTATTTATGGTTCGCTTGGATTGTCAATCTTTGCCCTTTTAGTAGCGTTGGTGCAATGGTGAGTGATGACGGTTTTGACCCCAACGACCTATCAGACCTAGAGTCGGCATTCACACGGATAACCCACGACTCCAGCGTGGGTTACACCATTGAATTCATAATGACCAAACTCGCAGCACGAGACATGGTAGAAACATGGCTAAACGCTTTAATGGGAGACAGGGACGCAATACGCACCTGTATGGCTAACTACAGTTACATCGTAGAAGAAGTTATGCACGCACTCCAGCAAGACGACTAGTCAACGGAGTAGCATTACCCCAATCAGTCTTTGTAGATTCAACATGAATCCACTTTGCCCACGGCTGACCCATGCCATGAGCATTGGGTGCAGCCTTATGCCATCCACGCTTCGGTGTCCAAATAGTTCCACCAACATAATCCACAATCATTTGGATGCCAAACTCTTTTGAGTTTGCAACCAAATACTTCATAGCCACCAACACAACAGCCCTAGTAGGGTAACGCCAGTCTAAAGCAGCACCAAAATAATGCGTGGACAAAGCCTCGCCACCACGCTGTTTACGCTTATTAAGAATACCAACATTGACACCGCCATAGCGTGTCAACAGAAACTCCTTCAACGCTACCGTGTTCGGAGATAGACGACCCCCGAATCTTGCACGGTCCAACTTTGTTGCCTTCTGCCAATTGTATTCATCTGTTTTATTAACAGCCATAATTACTTCTTTCGTGCAATTTCTTTCATCAAGTCAGCAATATTAAACTGACGGCTAATTGTTTCACCACGCTGTTGCTGAGGTCCAAACTCACGAGCAGGAATACCAATCGCATTAAGAATAGACGACAACTGACGCTCCTGATATGTGGTTTTACCACCCGTAGCGCCACCTGTCAAACGCTGTAACACAGCAACAGGAGGCAAAATGTTACCAACCGCATAACTAGCCTTCGGAGAAACCATCAACTGACCATTCTCCATACGACCCAAACCTTCAGCACCAGTAACAGCACCCAAACCAGCAATCAACTTGTCAAGACCTTTAGCCTTGTCATACTTGTCGGTAAAAGGAATATCCAACGCAAGGTTCTTATTAGCCATCATTTCAGGAAGCAACTTCACAAGAGGGTTAGCCTGACCAATCAACTTAGACGGAGACACAAAACCCTTAGCGGTTTCTTGAAGTCGGTTCTGAGGCATATCAGGCATCAACACACGGCTACCACCGATACCCATCGCCCCTGCTGTCCTTGCCCAAGTAGGCAACATCACATCAGCAGACACAGGGTTACGCTGCTTCACATCCTCATACATATTGTAATACCTAGGACGCATAAACTGTTGCGTCATCTGCAACGGCAGATTACGGCTAGTCCACACCCAGAACGGGATGAAGTTCTTAATAACTTCATCCGCCGTACTAAGGTCTGTATAGTCAAAATGGAAACGAGAGATACGATAAATCGCATCATCATAGTTATTACCCTTACGGATAGTGTCCAAAGCCATAGGCAAACGCACTGATGATTCCACCAGTTCGTTAGCCCCACCAATCTTCTTAGTCAACCAGTTCTCAGCCGCAAAATGCGCCCAACCAGTCTTAATCACAGGGCTACCAAAGTCAGAGTTAATACGACCAGTAGCAAGGACAGCACGCATAGCAGTCTCATAAATTTCACGGTCAGCCAAATCCTTAATACCAAGATTATCCAGCCACTTATCAGGACCATGCTTAGCATAAGCAATAGCAGCCCGTGTACCATCCAAAATTGCACTGTTCTCCACACCAGCAACCTTATTCATAAAAGTTGCGGACATAGCGTTACGCACCACAAATCCTGGGGTCATCATGGCGTAAATTTTAAACAACTGGTTATAGGTCTTATAAACCTTAAAGTAATCGTGGCGTTCAGCCGCTTTCTTCAACTTAGTAATGTTTGGTTGAATAATAGCGTGGAACTCTTCAGGCAACTGAATACCAGTACCTTCCAAAGCCTTCCAACCCTTCTCAATATCATCAACCATTGTGCCACCAAAGAAGCCTGACTCTGCCATCTTTAAAGCATCCCAAGTAGCAGGCAACTCAGTCATCTCCAACATAGCCAACTGCGCCTCATCAGCGTGCAACTGTGTAACCACACGCTCCCACGCATCCTTAGCAGGATGACCCTCCAAAGCCGAAACATTATCCAAACTGCGAGTCACACGGTCAGCCCACTGGCGAGAGTTTGTCCCTGCCCAACCACTAGGCATATCAGTCATAATGGCAGTCTTTAAAGTTTCAATTTCAGCACGAAGGGCATCGCCCGTTTGTGCGTTCCAATTCTCAATGACCTTGCGCTGTTCAAACAAAGTAGCAAGACGCTCCTGCGCTTTAGCCTTACGGTCAAGCACAGGCTGGATAGCGCCATCAGTAATTTTCTTTAAACGCTCATCAAGAGCGTTAATTGCTTTAACAGTTTTCGCTTCAGACTTAGTAAGAACATCCACAGCCTTGTCCCTAGGCATACGCATTTTCTTACCGCCCATGGTAAATTCAACCATTCCTGACGCTTCAAAATCTGCGTATGCTTTTTCTGCCGCTTTAACCCTGCGAGAACCAGCAGACTTAATACCACCGATTTGACCGCCAACAGTGCGTGCTTCACTTGTAAGTGTGGCACGCTCAGCAAGAGTTGTTTGAAGTTCTTGACCAGCCTCTCCAACAGCAGAAAGCATTTCGTTAGCAGTAAGGTCAGCAGTGTGATAACCGTCACCAATGATGTTTGCAATAAAATCATTATTTGCCGTAATGAAAACAGGAGAATCCAACCCTTCAATCATGTTGTCAGTAATTGTTTTTTCACCGTAACCTGAAGCATAGTTATAACGGTCAGGCAACACCAAACTAAAAGCGTCAAAAGCCAATGGGTTCTCTGAACCAAACACAGCACCACTAGGAATCAACAACGGACGACCAGTGTTGCCCACACCTTCTTCAACCATGGCACGCATAAAGTCGTCAAACATTTGTTTGCCGACAACTTCTGACTGACCAAGTTCTGCTGCCGCAGCAACTTCGGTAAACAAATCCTTTAATGTTTCAAATGTTTGAATGTTGAAATCATCAGGAACAATACCAGTAGTGAATTCGTTGGCATGGACAGAACCAATCATTGTCAACAGATTGCTTAATTCAGGGTGAATCTGTTCAAACATGGGGTCAATTTCTTTACCAGCCATTGCTGTGTCCCACATCTCTTTAAAGATGCCGTCACCATCAACACCAGCACGCCTAAGTGCATAATTGGTTGCTTCACCAACGCCGTTATCTGGGTTCCAGAAGTCAAAGAAATGTTCAGGCTGACGCATATCAATAACATCAGTTTCAGGGATGGCATGGAATGCCACACTGTTTGGGTCTGTCATATGTGCATTAAGGAAAGCAGCCATTTCATCGGTGGTCATGTCTCCTTGACCAACGATTGGTGATGTGGAAACAATTCGTGGACCTTCATAATTAGGGTCAAATTCACGGGCAACAAGGTCGCCCATGTTTCCATGAAGCAAACCATCAGGTGCATAACTAGCCTGCATTTTCACTTCACCAAGTTGACGGAAACCATCAATTTCTTTAATAAGGTTTTGTTCAATGTCCAACAAATCATTCAAGTCCTGAGGGGAACCAACAGATTCAGACAACTGCTTCTGCACAGCCTTTAAACGCTTCTCCAACTCACGAACCTGATGCCAATCACCAATACCTTGGTTATGTTGGATAACATCCAACAAACGAGTAGCACTAGCAGGGACACGCTTAGCATCTGGACGCATCTTCACATAAATCTGCTTTAAAGCATCATGGGCTGCAACTTCGTTAACACGCCCCTGTTCAATGTTTGTGCGCAACAAACGCACATCCTCCAGCATTCCACCCCACACAGAATCAAACGCACCACGAGCCTCACCACTACGCTGAGCAGCCTTAGCAGCCGCCTCATGCAACGAACCCTCAATGCGATACAACTCCGTCAACACACTGCCAACCTGCTTATTGATAACAGCAGCCTCAGCATCCTTGGTGTCAATAGCAATCTTAGCGAAATTAACAGCATCTTTGGCTGTGTCAACAACAGCCGCACGACCCTTGTTAACAATGCGCTTCAACTCTTTATGAACACTCTTCAAAGCGCCATGTTCAGCAGTCAAATGCGCAACCAAATCCTTATCAGGAATCATCTGCTTATTAATAATCTTTGCTACATCATCACCAAAATCCAACATACGGCGCACATACGCTTCCTGTCCACGCTTAGCAGACATACTGTATGCATATGAGTCAGCAACGCTAGTCAGGTCGGTTTCAAAGAAATTGAAATCGTTACCTGTCTTGCGTTTAAAGATTTCATTCACCTGAGCAATGATTCCACCCTTTTCAGCCTTTAGTTCTTCACCCATGAATTGTTCGCCATGCTTGTAACGGCGGAACATAGCAGCACCTGTATTGCCGCCCAACTCCATCGGAGTTAGGTCGGCATCTTTAAAGAAACCAGAAGCACGACCCTTAGGACCATAAGCAAACTTAAAAGCAGCATCAGTCATCTTGTGGTGAATACCATAATCATCAATGCTGTTGATAAGTTTCATATCTGCACCAAAATCTTTATTGAATTTGGCACGGACAGAGTTAACCTCGCTCAACAGGTCATCTTGCCACTTACGATAATCAGTAGCCCACTGACGCAACTGCGCATCAGGTTCCAACGCCAACTTAGCCGCATCATCAGCAAGCAAAGCAACTTCTTCCATCTTGCCACTAGCACGAACCTCTTTAACAAGACCTTCAATACGCTTTACAGCACCATTATAAGTTGAACTCTTCCAACCCTTTGCATATTTAGCAGCCGTGTATTCGGCAATGTGTTGACGAACCACAGCATCAGGCAAACCCTTTGCCATACCCACTTCAGCAATACGAAGATTAAGACGAGTGACAGGTGTAAACTTGCCAGCCATATTCAACTTTGTAGTTAACTTAGCACCTAGGTCGCTAGTAAGATTACGAGTTAAAGTGCCAACACCTTTACGACCCGAAACAAACTTAGCAACAGCCTCCGTTTTGGGAACCTGAACACCAGCAAAACGCAAACCAAAACCAAGACCTTCAGCCTCACGCACAGTCTTAGGAACAGCAGCCATACCATAACGAGCAATATCATCCAACTTGCCAACCAACTCAGGATATGTTGCAGTCATTTCCTTAGTGCCAAGTTTGCTGAGGAGAGCAAAGCGTCCTGCTTTGCCTCCCCATTTTATTTCACCAATACCAATATAGTTCAAAGGGTCAAAAACTTGGTCAACACCAAAGTCAACAACAGAATCAACCCACTTAATACCAGTCTTTGGAAGTAGTTTAAAATCGGAACCTTTTTGGGCTTGCTTCTTAAAGTCAGACCAAGACGCATCCATACGGTCAACACCCTGCTTATCAGGGTCATACATAACAATGTCAGCAAGTTCTTTAATACCAGACTGTGCATAACGAGAAACAGTAGAACCAGCCTCAAAAACCTTGCCAGCAGCACCAAAAACTTCACCAATACCCTGCTTAACAAAGTTAAGAGGGTTCATCGTTGCTTGTGTCTTTTTCTCTCCAGTAGTATAAATTTCTTCAAGAGCCTTAGAAGCACGCTTCTTCTCACCAGCAGACATACTGCTATTAGAAATATTAGCAAGCGCACCACGATAAGCAGAATCCAACTTATGCTTCTCAGAAGCCAAACTGGTTTTCATCTGAGGAGAACCAGACGACTTAACCTCACCAGCCGTTTTCAACAAATCCAAAGTAGAAAACAAACTACGGCTTTCCTTCTCCGACTTAGACAAAGACATAGGATTATAAGGTTCAACAGGAAGATTCTTGTCGTCCTTGCCCTTACTAAAAGGCGACTTGGAAACGGTCATTACTTACCTTTCAAAGATTGCTTAATAACATCAGCGAATGCATACTTCTTGTATGCATCGCCCTTGCCAAGTTTTTCACGCAACTGTTGTTCAAACAACGGTTGCAACCTAGCAACAGCACCAGAATCACCAGATTTCTCCAAAGCCTTACGGAAACGGAAAGACTTACGCTTAATAAACTGGTCCAAAGAAGTAGGCATAGTAGCCAATCCACGCAAACCAGTCTGTTGATAAACAAACTGGTTAGCAGCATCAACATTAGCATCAGGTTCAATACCAAGAGTTTTACGCTTATCAACAAACGCTTTATACTGAGCCTTATTACGGGCAGCCTCAGCCGCCTGAAAAGCATTAGTATCCTTAGTGAACTGGTCTTTAAGGTCAGTATATTCACCTTCGGTCAAACCATACTGAGGCAAAAGAACATTCTTCTGCTCATCAATCTTATTCAAAACAGCAGAAACATTACCACTAGTAGCACCCAACTGGCGCACATCATTCCAAAACTTAGTAGCAAACTGACCATACTTAGGACCCATACTACGATACTTAGCCTCAACACTATTAAGTTCATTAACAGGGTCATAAATTTGACCAGTATCAAACTTTGTGTACTTATCATAACCACTATGGGCTTTCTGAGTAATAGCAGCCAATGTCTCAGGAGATTTAATCAACGCAGACAAAATAGCCCTCTTGGAAAGAGACTTTTTTGGCTGCTTGGAAAGCACGGACAAATCACCGCCACTAGCCTCCAACAAAGCCAGAATTTGTTCAGATGTTAAAGTAGCCATAAAACCCCTATATATACGGTAAATGTTCTAATTAGCCGTTAGTGGCAAGCATATTTGCAGCACTGGTTTGACCACTAAGAAGTGCTTCAATACCCTTCTGCAAATACTCACGGCGCAAACGCTCAGCATCAGTCTGTGTTTGTCCCTGCAAACTAGTGATAATACCAGCAAGATTCTGTTTAGCAGCAGCCTGCGCCCCACCAGCAGCATTCTTTAAAGAGTTAAAATAATCACTCTCTGCGCTCTGCAAACCTTGGTTTGAGGAGCGCATCAGACCAGCAAGGAAATCATTATTAGCGACATCTTCCTTCATCTGTTGACCAGCCAAACCACCACTAGCACCATAACTTTGCAAGTTCTGCATCAAACTCTGCTGTGCAGGAGTTAACTGAGCCACAGGTGCATTAGAATAAGCAGTAGGAGCAATAAGGTTCTTTAAGAAATCAGCAGTAGCAGCATCAATATTTCCAGTAGCCTGTTTCTGAGCCTTAGAATAATAGTCGGCACCACGAGCAGTTATATCGTTATAGGCTTGTTCACCAAGTTTATTATAAGCAGCCTGTGTCTGTTCACCAGACTTCTGCAAAATACCAGCACCCTTTTTAGCAGCAGCACGAGTAGCCTTAGCAGCATCAGCCGCAGTCTGCGCCTTAATAATAGCAGCCTTAGAAGCACCAGACCCAGACCCAGAAGTTGATTGTGTAGCATCCAACTTTTGAGCCAAACTAAAAAGAGTATTATCATCCATATTGTCAAGTTTGCTTTTATCAATACCAAGCAAATCAGCAATAGCCTGTGACACTAAATCTTTATCTTGTGTAGAAACAAATTGTTCCTGAGTAGGAGCAGCAGTACCCTTAGCACCAACACCCGAACGACCCTGAACAGGTGTTTTACCAGCAGCATTAGTCATCTTTGTCTTAACTACCTGACCAGTACCAACAGGTTCAGTAGGTTGCCAGTTAGCCGTAGCCTTAGCACCAGCCACAGGAACAATAGGTGCATAACTAGCAGGCTTATTACGCTGTCCCTGCGGAACTGTTACACTAGAAACAACAGTATCAGGAGTATTTAAACCAGTATTATATCCACGCTGTTTATATTGACCAGTTTTCTGGTCAATATAAAACTGACCCTCAACAGTACCAGCAGGAGGATTATCCAAACCAGCAATACCCTGAGGTTGATTTTCAAAACGATTAGTAACAGGATTATATTTCATAACCATAATAACACCCCTTAATATGAAGCCATCTGTTTAATATCCAAAGCCGAATTCAAAATCTGCTGTTGCTTAGACAAACGCAAATTAGCAAGATACGACTCCAAATCAGCCTGTTGACCAGCATCAGTCATAGAAATAGAATTCAACTCGTCCTGAAGGCGAGATGATTCCAAACCCAAATCACGCTGCAAATTCTGTGCATACTTCTCCAAACCCTGAGTACGAATACCAGAAGAAACATTAGGTCCACCAAAACCACGGCGACCATAACTACCAACCAAAGGAGTAAAACCTTCTTGATACTGCTTCTGAATATTAGTTACATTTCGTGCGCCACGCTGTTGACCCAACATAGCCGACTGTGTATTAGCAATAGACTGCTGTTTACGCCTACGGGTAGCAGCAGCCGCTGCAACACCGAAGTCGCCATAAAAAGATGAAATATCACTCACGATTTACTCCTTTTAAGTTCATCAATCTCTTGCTGCATACGAGCCAACTCTTTAGACAAGGACAACAAAATGGCAACCAACACAGACCCCTGTGTGTCCTTGTTAATCAAGTTAATACCTTGAGGATTCCAAGCCATTATGCAACCTTAATCAAATAGTTAACCACAATATATGGTGGCAAGAACACCGCACCACTACCAGTGGTTGCGGTAGAACCAGTAATAGAGTGCGTATGCGCACCTGCTGTACCAGTTGTACCACCAAGAACAGGCATACCACCAGAACCAGAAATTTGAAAACTTGGATATGGGTCATTACCCCATGTTTCACTATGAGAGTGAGAACCAGCCTCAGCAGTAGCCAAAGTACCAGCAGCGTGACTGTGTGCAGGGAGATTGCCCTCAGCAATCACCTTTGCACCACCAGTATCACCAATACCATCAAACTCAGTCTGACTAGAGTCAAAACCAATAGGCAAACGACCCTTCAAATTAGGAAGCAAGAAAGTGCTTCCCGTTGGGTTAGCACCAAAATGAAAAACACTACCAGAATCAGTCAGCAAATTATAAAGTTCAGTATAACTAGAAATACTAAGTGCTTGACCATTACAAAGTTTCCAACCAGTAGGTTCAGTAGAACCAGCGTATTGAACAATGCTGCCAATAGGTGTAAAAAGATTAAGAACACTAGAAGCCAACTTGGTCAAACTAACAGCAGCAGGACCAATCTTATCTTCAGTAGCAGCACCAGCACCAAGTTTGGTAGTAGTGATTGCACCAGCGTCAATATTTTCACCCGTTGAAATACCTTCAATGAATGTTTTAATTGTATTAAAGTTAGCATTTACTTCTGTTGCTTTTGCTGCTGTAGCAGGAACAAAAGAATGCAAAGTACCCAAAGTTGCCATAATTAACCTTTAACCCTTCGTGGAGTCCACTTATAACCAATACTGTTAATGCCCCAAGACTTATCTTTCTGACCTTCAAACTTCAACTGAACAGTCTTAGACAAACCAAGATTTTTCGCTGTCTTGATAGTGCTAGAAATAACACCACCAGACCATACAGAACCACTAGTTGAACCATCAAGATTTTCAATAGCCCAAGTGTCTGAATCCCAAAACATACCCTGAGCAGCAGTAGGTAAAACAACAGTGAAAGTGCGAGCCTCAGAACCAGCAGACTCTTGAAAGTCGTGGTAAACAGAAACATTAACTTCCATGCGTGTCTCTGATTCCTTCATAACCAAATCAGGACGGCGAAACATTTTACGCTGCATATAAGAACCAGCATCAAACCATTTAGTACGGTATAGCGTGTCAAAACCATCGCTAGACCCATCAACATCAATCTTGTCTGAAGAAGAGTTATAAAGGTCAACACTAAGAGCAGTAGGAACAGTTGGATGCAAAGCCAATCTCAAGTCATTACCATTTGAAGTACGATAGTCGCAACCACCGACAACACCTTTGTTGTCTGCGGTTGCAAACATTACATAAGACTTAATAGTAGGGTCAAACACAATATTTACTGTAGGTCCAGTAGCACTGCCAGTTACCGAGTAAGGCAGGGACAACCAAAGGCGGCGACCAATCCATGACAAAGAGACAGAATCTTCTTCACTAGGATTAATATAACCAAGGTCAAAAGCGGCACGCAAAGGTTGAAACAAGTCAGTAATGTTTGAACCATCAAAATAAAACAAACCATCTGAACGGCTATAAAAGTAAACACCAGAATCTGTAGCAACCATTGCTTGATGCGAATGACAACCAAGCGTGGTAGAAACATTCACAATACGGAAATCATTATAATCATAACCATAAAGCGCATAAATAGCATATGGTTTAAAAATAATCAGCGTACCATTAACAACAACCAAACCAGTGATGCCATTACCACCACCAACAATATCAATATAATCCTCTTTAACCCAATTCTCAGGAAGAGATTCATCAGAGAAACGCAAACGATTAGGGAACTCAGCACCATCTTCATGTGTCCATGCCGCAAACATTTTATTAGCGTGAACAGCCAAATGTTCCGCCCTAGGAACATGACCTCCACCAGAACCACCACGACTAGCCCAAGTATTAGGAGAAGTAGTCACACAAGGCAACGCCGTTGCGTTACCCGAACCAGACCACTTATAAAAACCAGTAGTACTAGCATCACCAACACCAAAATACAAAGTAGTACCCCACGGTGCAAAACACGCACCATGGTTAGTATAAGAAACAACAGGACCAACAGAATTATTTAAAATATGCCAATCACTGTCACCACCCAAAGTGTAAACATGATTATCATTAGCCAACAACAAATGATTAGATTCACCATAAAAAGGAAACAACTTATAAGGCTTCCAAGTACCAGACAAATTACTAGGATTTAAACGCTCCATACCGCCACGGCTAAAGATGCCCCCTCTAGGGTCAATCTCAACATTCAACATCTCAGGAGATTCATTGTCAGACAACTGAAACTGGTCTGAACGCAAATTCAAACCACCAGTAAAGTCCTTCTGCTCATAAATCTGGATGTTAGACACTTACAGACCCCAATTACTACGATTAGAACCCAAAGACCTAAACCAACCATTAGCAGAACGCTTATTATGTGTCTGTCCATGCGACAGAATCATCATATTATGACTAGTGGGGGTTGTGGCAGTGCGCACAGCAAGTGCCACACCCTCATCAAACGCACGCTTATACATCTCAGCCATAGCAGAATCTTCCAACTGCTGATACACACGACTACACGCATAATACACCAAAGCAAAATGCAAACTAGGAGGCGCATCAACAGCGCCACCCTCAGTTTGCCAATCAAACGGCTCACGATAACCACGACATACCAAAGTACGCACATTATTAGGCTTCGGATACAAATGAATCTGACCAGCCCACACAGCATAAAACAACGGGTCACTAGGCGTATCATACGACCCGATATAAGTAGCCTCAGCCATATCATAACCAATCATATCCAAACGGAAACCAACACCACGGTTATCCACAATAGACACAATCTGACCAAGAGGTTCATCAGTTAACTCAGCAACATCATACGCACGAACACCAGTACGAGTATTAAAAGAAAACGAATACTCCAAAAACGACCAACGCTTCTCAGTATCCAAAATACGATAATACCCATCACGGATATAAAGATTTAACAACTCATCAGGCAAATCATCAGAATCAAGGTCAGTAATAGAACGAACAGCATCACGAATATCTGCCGCAGTCATCGTTTTAAACGCCATCAGCAACCTCCTCCACAACTTCCTCATCACCCAAAGCCATCAACTCAGCCTTGACTTCAGCCTCTTTAGCCCTACGCTTCTCCTCAGACCGCAAATGACCAGCACACAACTCCTTACCAGTCACACGATTACCCTTACAAGTATCCTCATTAGCCATACACTTATTACCACGAGAACCCAAATAAGGACCCGAACCAGCAGCAAGACGAGAACCAGCCTGCTGACCAGCAGGACGCTGACCAGAAACAGGAACACCAAAATAAGAATGTGAAGGAACAGAACCCAAAATACTCATACAAATAAGCACTTTGTTCTAATTATCAACCCAATCCACGCTTCTTAAAGAAATCCATACGCTCCTGCATCGCCTTACGCTTAGCAGCAGGAGTCTTAGCATTATCAACAGCAGCCTTCAAACGCTTCAACTCAGAACCAGTATCCGTCTGATAACGAGAACTAGGAGCAGGCTTTTGCTTAGCAGGCTTACGAGGCGCAGGAGCCTTCTTAGCAGGTGCCTTCTTCGCTGGAGCCTTCCTAGGCATCTTCTGCCCCTTACCAAACTTCTTCTTATCAGCAGCCGCCTCAGCGCCAGCCTTATCAGCCTCAAAACGCCCACGACTATTATCACCCTTATTCTTGTCCATGCCACGAGTACGCTTAGAAGCATCCTGTGTACTAGGTGCAGGACGACCTACTGGTTTTTGACCAGAGGTCGGCTGAGGATTATGAACAGGCTTATCACCAGAACGCCTAATCATCTGAGTAGCCCTGCGTTCCGCTTCACGCTGCTCAGTAGGACTAAGAGTAATCTCACGGTCTTTAGTTTTAAGATAAGTCTTTTTAGGCTTAGCAACAGGCTTAACAACCTTAGTTGTTTTCATCGTTTTAGACTTTTCAACAGCATCACCAACCGACTTAACATTCGTTGGTGATTGCGTCTTAACCTTACGCTTAGGAGCAGGGACAAACTTAGAAGGCATAGAACTAGAAGGATAGTTCCCACCTCGTGAACCTTGAGTTACCTCACGCACACTACGAGTAGAAGTCAAATAATCACCACGAACAGGTTTAAACTTACCATCAACAACTTTAGACTTTCCAACAGCCTTTTTAATCTGAGCAGCAGACTTAGGCTTAACCTTTTTTGCTGTACCAGTTGCTGTACGACCAGAAAGTGGCTTAGCAGTAAGTCGTGATGATTTACCAACAGCCTTTTTCACTTCTTTGCTCAAATACTTAGCAAACAGTTTTGTTCCATCATCCCAAACAGACATTACTTTACCTTATTAACCTTTTTAATAACACGCTTCTTAGTCACAGCAGCAGTCTTAGCAGCCTGCCGTGCAGTAGCAACCTTAACCTTACGAGTAGCAAGTTCCTTAGCCTGTTTCTTAGCAGAACTCTTAGCAACAGCAATAGGTAAATCCATAGCAGCATGGCGACCAATGCTAGTATCTTTCATAACCTGCATTGCAACACCACGACCAGCCTTAGCGGTTTTAGCAGCCTTAACAATTTTGCCTCCACCAAAAGGAGCCAACATAAAAGCAGCATCAGTAGCAGCAGTTAAACGATTATACTTTTTACCAGTCTTAGCGTCACGACCTTTAACAGCACGATAAACAGCATCACCAGCACCAAGCGGCGTAAAATTCTCCGCAACATAACCAGCCTTTTTCCACCAAGACTTATCATAAGCCTTATTCTTGCGGTTAACCTCAGCCTTCCAAGCCTTATCGTAAGCCTTCTTAATAGGAACACTGCGTGTCGCTGAACTCATCTGAGGATTAGCCAAAGCAGCCTGATACTTAGACGGAGCCTTAGCCCGTGCAGGAGCAACCTTAGTTGGTTTCTTGGCTGTCCCCTTACGGGGAGCAGCCTTACCACCCTTGCTAGATGCCATTAGAAACCAGTTTTCTTCTTATGTGCATCCATCTTGGCTTTAATAGCACGGCGCTGTGCAGCATCCTTAGTTGAACGATACTGCTTCAACAAATCATCAGCCTTAGCCTTAGCACGAATATTTGCAGCCTTAGTACCACCCTGAATCGCTCCAGCCTTGGAGCGTTCAGCAGCCTGACCCTTTGGACCATAAACAGTTGGCTTACCAGTAGAACGAGACTTAGTAACTTTACCAGCGCCACGCTTCTCAGCAAGGTCAATACGATTCAAACGCTTATCATAAGAACGAGTAAGTTTCTTTTTAGCCGCATTAGCCTCAATAGCACGCTGCGCACGACCCTCAGCAATGCCATTAGCCTTGACCTGCTTGGCACGAGCAGCAATAGCCTTACTCTTAGCCTTGCGTGTAGCCATATAACCAGCATCGGCAGGAGCCATCTGCTTCAGTTCACGCTTACCAATCTTTGCTTCCTTAACATAACCCTTAGTGATAAATTCACCAGTCTTACTGTTAATAGCACCACCACGCTTAACAAGTTTTTCTGTTACACGGCGTGTTTGCGCACGCTTTGCGGAACCAACAGTTCCACTGCGTGCGCCCTTCAAAAGCATCTTTACAAGGTCATCGCTAATTGGACCAAATCCAATAGCAGGTTTACGAGCAGCCATAATATTTCTTCCTATAATTTAATATGTTTTACGAATACGCTTAATAGCAGTAGGAGCAGCAATACGAGGCTTAACACCCTTGGTCATTGCGCCACTTGTGCGTGGGCGTTTTGCTTGCGGACCAGTTGGTTTAGACTTTCTCTGCTTCTTCATCATGTTTTCAAGTGCTTTAGCACCAGCATTACGCTTACCACCAAGAGGTGGAGTTGGATATGTAGCCATTAGTTTGTCCTTGTTATAAAGAGGTTTATAGAAAGATGGGGGAAGTTTTCACTTCCCCCATCAACCCATCTGTTATCAGGCAGGTGCATCCGTGGTCTTGTTGACCAACTTGCCTTGCTTCTTACGGTTACGGATAGTAAGGTTTCCGTAGCACATAATCAACGCATAGCGTGCATCCATATTTTCAGGACGAACAAATGGCGTGTTAGCAAACCACTTGTCTGAGTGACCAACAAGCGAGATGTACTTGCTGTTAATGAAGTACATTGTGCCAGTAGGTGCGTGGACATCGTAGGTCACAGGTGCGGACTTGAACAGAAGGTTCTGGAAGCCAGCGTCTGCTGTACGGGTGTCGGTGTAACGCAACTGTGGTTGCAACAGTGCTTCATAACGCTCAAACAATGCCTGAGTAGTAAGAATGAAGTCTGGGTGGTCGTTACCAACAGAAACGGTGTTGTATGCCGTTGCCATTTGTGCAAGTGTCAAACCAGTTGCAGCATCATCAACATATGAGTTCCAGAACTCATTACCTGATGCATCACCATCAATGCCGCCTACAGCGTCATACTGGCTGACAAGGTTGCCAAGACCGTTCCATGACTTACCAGAGTTTGCACCACCTTCACCAAGCGTGTCGGTACCGTCTGAAAAGAACATACGGTTGAAACCTTCACGCATTGACTCTTCAGCCTGCATAATCTTGGCTTCCAACAGGTTGATAACTTCCTGTTCACCGTTGTTCTTTGCCTCTTCAATACCGCTAATTGCGATAGAAGCAGCGTACTGCTTCCAATCAAATTCAGCAGCCGAAATACCCGACTGAGGGGTAAGGTCAATGGTGTCATAACCAGAGTAAGGCTTGACAGTGCTGTTCTCACCGTAGATGAGAGGTTCCACAATCTTTGTACCGCCGTTGAGCATACGGATACGACCCTTGTCCATCAGGTGATAGGTAAGTGGGCGTGCCGAGAACACATTGTCGGTCAACTGGTCACGGTAGTTAGCCAGTGTAGTTGAAAGGATTGCATCAAAATTGCTATTTCCAGCCATAGTATTTTCCTCCTAGAAAATGTTAAAAATTGGCGTTAAGTTGGCGTTTAGCCGCCGCCCACGCATCAGATATAGACCCGACAGGTTCATAAGACTCAGTAGTGGTACTAGCAGTAGCAGAACTACCACCAGAAACAACACTTGCCTCACGCTTAGCCTCAACAACCTTAGATTCCTTCAGTTGCTTCTGCTGTGCAGCAAGTGCATCCAATTCTTTTTGCTTCATAAACTTGTCAAACGCAATCTGCTTATAGACGGCTTCCAAATCAGTTGAGTTAGCCTTCAAAGCGGCTCCCACAACCTCATTAGTATCAAAGTCATCATACTTAGATTGCAAACGAGAAATTTCTCTCTCAATCTGCTGTTGGGACTGGTATTCCTCAAACTGTGCAATACGCTGGTCCAGTTCACGCATCTTCTTCTCTGTTGGGTCCAAATCCTCATACTGAGAATCCATACCATCAACCATGTCACGGGCTTCTGCTCGTGAAATGCCATAATGACGACTCAACAAATCAATAGTTGCAGCAGGGTCATTCTCAAGTGCAGACTGAAGGTTAGCGGCGAAAGCAAGTTGCTCCCTCTGCTGTGCCAACTCCTGCGTCTTGCGAGTATAATCTGCTTGACGCTGATAACCAGAAATTGCCTCACTAAGTGGAACCTGAAGTTCCTCCCCATCTAGTTTAACAGGAATACGGTAATCCGCATACTCGCTAATATCCAGAGTAGGAATCTCTGTATCTTGACTTACCTCACTGGTATATTCAGGTGTCCCATCAACAATGGGTTCTGCATCAGTTTGGGGTGCGAAATCTTCGCTCATATTTTATTTTCTCCGAGTCCGTATGGTTGCTCTATATATAAATAGGTTGTTCTATTGCTGTGGTTGTCCCTGCTGAAGCATTGCCATCACTTCAGGTGGAATGCCACCAGCCTGTTCAGGACCAGCAGGTAACGCAGGTGCGCCACCTTGTGGTGGCATACCTGCACCTGCCGCTTCAGGTGGCATACCACTCTGCTGTGGTGCTTGAGGCGTGGACAAGAACTTCTCAGGATTCTTAATGTTGAAACCATTAGACAAAACATAACCAGCAAGTTCTTGCATATTAATAAGACCAGAACCAGCAAACGGAGCCATAGCATCAACCATTTGCAAAGCCATCTGACGGCGTTGCGCCTCATTATGGGGTTGCGTAGAGCCACCGACTACTTCAAAGTCAAAGTCACCTTCAAGATATTCACGGTCAAAAGTAACCCAAATAGGTTCACCATCTTTACCCATAAGTCGTGCAACTTGTTCACCAGTCATAAACTGCTGAGCCAACATCAACAAACGGCGTGCTACAGCACCAATAGCCAACTCAACAATAGCCAACTTATCAGCCGTTCTAGCATTAGCAGAGTCCTGCACAGCAGAAATTTCCGTAGCAGTACGGCGAATCTCAGGCAAACCACCATTAGCAAACTCAGGCAAACCAGTAACACGGTTAATGTCATTAAGAATCATATCCGACTGGTTATAAAACTCAGGAGGAGAAATAACCGCAGGCATCGGTGCAATCACCGAAGCCAGCGACTCATCCGAAATAACAGGAACCATCACATTGTCCGAGTCATCTTCCAGCGCAGTGCGACCCATCTGGTCAAACGCAGACTCCTTATAGAGCCACTTGCGTGAATAACGCTTACGATGATTCATCATCTGTGAGCGTGTCTCGTTCAGTTCACGCTGCAAAGGTTCAATCTGTTCCAACTCACCAATAGGATAAAAAGAATCAGGAACATCATAGTTACGCAACATAACAAATGGATGACCAAACGCAAAAGGAATACGCATAGGCGCAATCAAAAACTGGTCGCCATTTTCCGTGAAAACACACATAGTGCGATTTTGCACATCATAATATTCCCACAACTCAGCATAGCCATAATTCTTGTCATAAACCTTACGCTGACTAGGGTCATCGCTATAACGAGAAACAGCCATAACTTCAACTGCATCACGAGCAGCCTTAGAGTAACGCTTATCAGACTTAACATCCTTAATAGGACGGCGAATACGCTGAGCAATCCACTTAATATCATTCATGCTAGTAGCATCAGAATCAACAAAAATATCAAACGGAGATACACGCTCAGCAAAAGGAGAATCCTGAAGAATCACAGAAGTTGTCTGTGCTTCACCACCCTCAACAACATCCTCGTTATCGCCCTCATCCTCAATGGCGGATTCCTCCACAAAACGATAACCAGTCTTAATCCAGCCATGACCAAAAATCAACAAATCCTTAACAGCACGGCGGAACTCAGAACGCACATCACGATACTTCCACCAATAATTAACAACAGCCTCAGCAATAACAGCATTAGCAACATTCTCAGGATTAACAGCATTCACCGTAATCTTAGGATAATTAACCGCTACAGCAGGACCAATAACATTAATCGTAGAAAACGCAATGTTAATAAGCATACGGTCCTCATCAGAATAAGAATCATAATGCTTACCCTTATACAAATCTAGGAAACGCCGCCAATCGGCATCGTAACCTTCGTCCTTGCGCCATTTCTTAGAAGCACCAAGATGCGCACGGTAAATACTAAGTTGTTCAGACTTTGATTTTCTAGCCATTACTTCTTACCCTTTGGTTTTGGCTTTGCCTTAGCAGTAGCCTTCTTAGTTATCTTTTTTGCTGGTTTAGAAACACGACCAGCATTAGGAACAGGAATACCAGTACGCATACTGGACTTTTCCTCTCTCCACGCTTTAGAAAAAGACCGTTCATCAGGGAAATGTCCCCTAGCAGTTTTAAACTTATCAGCAAAATGACGCTCAGCCCTATCAGCCTTTATAGCGGTCTGGCTAGTTCTTAACTGTGTATTTTTAGCGTTAATAACACGAGATTCTGCTAAAGGCATACGCTTAGCAATCAAAGCCTTATCTGGCTTTACACCCTTTTTTGTGGCACGCTTAACTTGTGCAGAACCAATTTCAACTTGTTTTGCAACATTAACTGCAAGTTTGTCTTTTGTTTTTTTGGCAGCAACCTTGCGTACTGCCACACGCTTTTCAGCAGCAATAGCAGCACGAACAGCATTACGCACCTCATTAGCCGCAGAACGGCTAATAGGTACGAACAAATCATCAATAATACCTTTAGGTTTTCCTTCAATAGCAGGTTTTCTTTTCTTGGTAGCCACTATTTTGTCTTTCTAA